ACCCAGAATATGCATCAGTATGCTATCTGCGTCCGATCAACTCAGTGGATCTTGCCAAAACTGGTGACGCTGACAAAGCTATGATGCTTGCAGAGTTTGGCTTGAAAGTGTCAAACGAAGCGGCGCATGGCGGCGTGTTCGATCTGAACGTATCATAAGATTGGAGGGGCGGCGTTTAGGCGTCGCCCCGCTATCACAGGAGGCAGCATGAAAAGATTATTCAGCCGCGACGTAGACACGGGTATCACTAAATACTGGCACGTCACCGGCAAGGGCGAATATGTGGTGGAGACTGTACAAGACACACAGCATATCGCGGAAAGCAACAAGCGAGCTTATAATAACGTTGACGGCAAGTTTGGAGACATGCCGAAGGTGGCGTCGATCCCGCTTTCAGTGTATTATCAACTCAAGAGCCAAGGCATTGTGGATGACCCTAAGCGTCTGAAGAAATGGCTGAACGACAGAGATAACCGCGTTTTTCGGACAAGAGCCGGAACGCTTTAAGGATAGCAGATGGCACTGACAACATATGCGGAGCTTAAAACGAGCGTGGCGGACTTCTTAAACCGCACCGATTTGACGAGCGCCATTCCGACATTTATTTCGCTGGCCGAGGCTGACTTCAACCGCAAGATCCGGCACTGGCGCATGGAAAAGCGCTCTACCGCTGTCATTGATAACCAGTACACGTCTCCGCCCGCAGACTTCTTGGAGCCGATCAGGCTTAGCATGTTGAGCGGCAACACTAGCCGCTTGGAGCCGATCAGCCAGTCGCAGATGATGGAGCAGCGCCAGCTTGGCCAAAACACCAGCGGCACGCCGCGTTTCTACGCGATCACCGACGGATCGATAGAGGTGTATCCGAATCCAAACTCTGACACGCTAACACTTGAGATGGTTTACTATGCCAAGCCAACCGCGTTGAGCGACAGTAACGCCACTAATTGGCTTTTGACTTATTACCCCGATGCGTATCTATATGGCGCATTGGTTCATAGCGCGCCTTACCTTGCAGACGATAGCCGCATACAGGTTTGGGCGTCATTGCTGAATAATGCTATTAGTGGTATAAATTCAGATAGTGAAAGCGCAAAATATGGCGGCGTTGGATTAAAGATGAAAGCTAGGAGTTACTAAAATGGCAACGTTAAATGATCGAGTGCTGGATAACGGCTTGACCGTTTTGGGTGCGGAAGCAAATAGAGTTGATATTTGCTCATCTGAGCCAACTACATATGCCGCTGCAACAAGCACCCTGACGCTGGGCAATGAAACCAGCATAAGCATTTCAGCCCCCGCTGATGCCTCTCCAAACGGGCGCAAGGTTACGCTGGCAGCTATCACTGGCGCATCTGTAACCGGCACCGGCACGGCAACGCACTATGCGATTACCGACACGGGCAACAGCCGCTTGCTTGCTACCGGCGCATTATCGGCATCACAGGCGGTCACATCTGGAAACACATTTTCTCTGACAGCATCAGACATTCGCATTCCAGATCCAGCATAAGGGCTAAACAATGGCCGTTCTTAAAAATCGGGCAAAGATGTCCACCAGTACAACGGGTACTGGAACCATTACGCTTGGCAGTGCTGAAAGCGGCTATCAGACCTTTGCCGATGCTGGTGTGGCAAACGCAGATGTAGTAAGGTACGTTATTGAGGATGGCAGTAACTTTGAGATAGGCACAGGCACCTATACAGCTTCTGGCACCACCCTGTCACGCACAGTAAGCGAAAGCAGCAACTCAGACGCAGCGATTAATCTTAGTGGCTCAGCTACTGTATTTATCGGTGCTACGGCTGAAGATATCCCTGCGCTTTATGCTGATAATCCATCTAGCGCTACTACTCCAACGGCGAGTGGTGCAAATGCTATAGCAATTGGCGACAACACAACGGCTAGTGGCGAAGATGCTGTGGCGATTGGCGATAATATAGTTGCCAGCGGATTGAGAAGTATTAGCCTTGGCGGCTTTAGCGATGCTACTGGAGATTATTCAGTTGCTCTGGGCGCTGGCGCTCAGGCTCTTGGCGAAAATGCTGTAGCTATTAAGGGCAATGCTAATTACCAGCGCACTACTGCAATCGGCATGAATGGTGGCGGGAGCAAATCAATCGCTGGTGTAAATGGCACAAATACGGGTGGAGCAACAGCTTTAGGCGGCTCTTACGCTGGAGCATTAGACAGCTTTGCAGCAGCCATAGCTAACAACACAAGCAGTTACGGCGCAACTGGTGCATACAGTGTGGCCTTGGGTTACTTAGCTAAAAGTACAGGCTCAAATGCTATGAGCTTTGGCGAGGGTGCTATTGCCTCTGGTAATGACAGCTTGGCTTTAAGTGATTCAACGGCGTCAGCAAATAATTCGATTGCTATTGGCGTAGGAGCTTCGGCAAGTCAGTCATCAGCTATAGCTATCGGAAAGAGCGCAAACTCTGCGCACCAAAACTCAGTAGCTATCGGCAAAAATGCTGTAACAACTGCATCAAATCAAATTACGCTTGGCGATGCGACTGCAACTGTACGCATCTCAGAGACTTATACCCTGCCAACGGCTGATGGCACAAATGGTCAAGTGCTTACTACTGACGGTTCAGGTGCAGTTACGTTTGCAGATGCTGGGGGTGGTGGCGGCTCACCTGATCTCTACCGTGATAACGCCGTATCCGCTACTACCCCAACAGCAAGTGGTGATAATGCAGTAGCAATTGGGTCTAATGCCCGTGCGACTGGTAGTAGGTCGGTCTCAATTGGGTTTAACACAAACTCAACTAATAATTACAATGTATCAATTGGACATGCGGCTGCTAGTGCTGGCGTTGGTGGTTTAGCAATTGGCTATGATGCAAGGGCTGATGCGTCTTATGCCAACGCAATTGGACGTTCTTTTGCTAACGGTCAAGATAGCTTTGCAGCAGCTATAGGTACTAACTCTTCAAGTTATGGGGCTAGTGGTGCTAGTAGTATTGCGATGGGCGAAGATGCCAAGGCTACAAATGCCTATGCAATTTCCATGGGCTATCTTACTACCGCCTCTGGTATTTCTTCAGCCGTGTTTGGCGCTGTTGGCTCAACGGCTTCTGGCATAAGAAGTCTAGTAGTTGGCGGTCAGGGTCAAACTGCAAGCGGTGATTATTCGGCTGTTCTAGGCGGCCAAGGGAACACAGCATCTGGTGAACACTCTGCTGTGATTGGAGAAAGTTCTACTGCATCTCATGCAAATTCAGTTTCAATTGGGGACAGCGTTACAAGTACGGCAGCAAACCAAGTCAGCATTGGTGGTACAACCGACACAGTACGCATCTCAGAGACTTACACCTTACCTACCTCCGACGGTACTAACGGGCAGGTACTTACCACTGACGGCTCTGGAGTTGTTACTTTCGCAGATGCTGGTGGTGGCTCACCTGATTTGTTCGCTGAAAGCTACGATGGATCAAGTACAAAGCCATCTGCTAGTGGATCACAAAATGCTGTCTCGATTGGGGTAAGCGCAAATGCGAGTGGCCACGACACGATATCTATAGGCGAAAGTTCTTCAGCAGTGTCTAGCAAAGCACTGGCGCTTGGTTATAGCGCTTACGCTGGTGGAGGTGGGCAAAACACAGCAATTGGCCCAAACAGCTTTACGGGAACCAGTGCATACTCAAGCGCATTCGGCCACAATGCCTACAGCATCGGCCAAGATGGTGTTGCAATCGGGCAAGCTAGATCAACCGGCACCGACAGCCTTGCAGCAGCTATAGCAACCAACAGTTCAAGCTACGGCGCTGCTGGTGCTAATAGTATTGCGATGGGTCAGAATGCGTATTCTGGAGGTAGTGGTGCGGTCAGCTTGGGTACAAGTTCTTTAGCTAACGGCATTCAATCACATGCTTTTGGCGGGTCATCGTCGGGAGCTTATTCTCTTGCTTTTGGTGGTACGGCATCAGGAACTGTGGCTGTAAGCCTAAAGGGAGGAACCGCTTCTGGAGAGCGTTCACTCGCAGTTGGCTTTAGATCATCCGCAACTAAATATGGTCAAAAGGCTTTTGCGAGTGGCCGCTTTGCTGCTGATGGGGATGCTCAAGGCAGTATTTTTATTCTTCGTGCAGACACCACTGACGCAACCGCAACAGTTCTCACAACTAACAACAGCACCGCATCTACAGATAACCAAATCGTAGCAGCCAGTGACACTTGCATCATGTTCTCAGGCACACTTGTGGCAATGCAGAATGGCGCACAGGATCAGGGTGGCTGGGAGATTAAAGGCTTACTGAAAAATGACGGTGGTACAACTACCTTAGTAAGCAGCAACATACAGACATTTGATGACGGTAATGGCTGGGTAGTAGCCTTAACTGCTGACAACACAAACAACGCCTTAGCAATTACCTGCACAGGGGAAGCTGCACATAACATTCGTTGGGTTGCTAATATTCAGACCAGTGAGGTGACGTATGCTTAGGAGTAATAACTAATGGGTTCTATTAACTTAGATAACACAGGCTCTGGTGGCGGTATAACCTTAAGCTCTGACGGTACAAGTTTATTACTAGACGGTACAGCCGTAGGTGGTGGTGGTGCAGATCTTTATGCTGCTAATGAAAGTAGCCCTACTG